AAGACAGCAAAATCATTTGTGCTGAATTCCTAAGACTGTCAACAACAATTGACAATGTCGTTGCTGCTGCAAATGTACCAACTACCAATTTAGTAGTATATGTAAATAAATTAGATAATGAATTAGTAATGCAATTTATTTAATCCGGATATTTGACCGCATTAGATCAAATTCCTTAAGTATAATTGTTGGACCCATCCAAGTCCATGTGTAAATACACATAATCATTATGATTCCGGTACGTCCAGTGTACATATAATTAAAGGTTATACAACTTTAAATTATATGCTAAATATCTTTGACGTATTGCATTTTGGCTTATTCGTAAACTAACGACGACGATGCTATCGCCTCCGGGTAGATTTAAGAGCTCACCACACTGAAAAGTGGAAACAAATTATTGCTGGAATCTCTTACGAGATCCAACAATCATACCATCTTCCACAACATGGTATGCCCCAATTAACGCATCCTTCATAGCCGCACAAGTAGGAGGAATAATAAGATTCCATTCCAAATGGAAATCCTCAGGTTGATCCTTTGAACCTTCCATCACTTTACATAATTTGGAAACAAAATCATTATAAAATTCCTCACCATGCAAATATGCTTCTCTCAATTGAGAGTCACTTAATGCAACAAACTGTTCAGGAAATGTTAAAGGGGTATTCTTAGGCCTAGTCCACCAATAATACTTTTTCACAATCGATTCTCGCTCGATAGGAGCAACAATCGCTTGCAATTGTTCATGGTATTTAAAGCTACGCTTAAGAAAACTGACCTCATCAATTGTTTGATAAGGTACAGAATCGGCATTCTTATCTGCCATGGTATACTTAATTCCCCATTTTCCAAACAACTTTTGCAAGTTCGTATGGTTAAACATAGGGATACTTTTATGTACTCCCATGACATTATCATCACCATAAACAGCTAATCTCACATAATCTCTAAATTTAGGATTTTTAATGTGAGGATAATGCTCGTCCATAATGATATAAAATGCCATCCTCATTAAGATTGAATTGATAATTGAATTCATTTCAACCGTAAGAGGTT